GTGCTCGGCTTTAGCAAAACGAGTGAAGATTCTTGACTCTACAAAGAGACTCATCTATCAACCGACGGGCAGTATTTATCAAGTGCTGTCAGCCGATGTCAGCAACAAGCACGGTTTTAATACCCATGGTGTGGTATTTGACGAACTTCACACCCAACCGAACAGAAAGCTCTTTGATGTTATGACAAAAGGAAGTGGTGATGCCAGAATGCAGCCACTGTATTTCCTTATAACCACTGCTGGAGATAACCAGAACAGCATTTGCTGGGAAGTACATCAGAAGGCTTTGGATATCATAGATGGACGAAAAAATGATCCTACTTTCTACCCTGTCATATATGGTGCTGCTTTAGAGGATGACTGGACTGATCCAAAGGTCTGGAAGAAAGCAAATCCATCGCTTGGCATTACGGTTAGTATGGATAAAGTGAAAGCAGCCTTTGAATCAGCAAGGCAAAACCCAGCAGAGGAGAACAGTTTTAGGCAACTTCGTCTTAATCAATGGGTAAAACAGGCGGTGCGTTGGATGCCAATGGAAAAATGGGATGCCTGTGCATTTGCTGTTGACCCGGAATCACTGCGTGGGCGAGTCTGCTATGGAGGACTGGACCTATCGAGCAGTACAGATATTACGGCTTTCGTGCTGGTCTTCCCCCCATTGGACGAGGATGATAAATACACTGTAATGCCGTTCTTCTGGATACCGGAGGACAATATCGATTTGCGTGTCAGGCGGGATCATGTAAATTATGATGTATGGGAAAAGCAAGGGCAACTTAAAACAACGGAAGGCAATGTGGTCCATTACGGTTTTATTGAGAAGTTCATCGAAGAACTTGGTGAGAAATACAACATTAGAGAAATTGCCTTTGACCGCTGGGGAGCTGTGCAAATGGTGCAGAACCTTGAAGGCATGGGTTTTACAGTTGTTCCCTTTGGTCAAGGGTTTAAGGATATGAGTCCGCCAACTAAGGAACTGATGAAACTAACGTTAGAAGAAAAAATCGCTCATGGCGGGCATCCTGTTCTTCGTTGGATGATGGATAACATTTTTATTCGCACTGACCCGGCAGGGAACGTCAAGCCGGATAAGGAAAAGTCAACTGAGAAGATTGATGGTGCCGTAGCAACTATTATGGCACTTGACCGTGCTATTCGCTGTGGTGGAAGTACAGGTTCGTCAGTTTATGATGAAAGGGGTTTATTAATATTTTGATTTGCAGCCGTCCTTTGATTCTTTAAAATCATACGCCAGCTGCACTTTTCCATGCTATAATTAAGGAAAGGTGGAGGTGTAAAAGATGGAAAAAGAACTTAGGAGCATTGATAAAATTAATGATGATATAAAATCTGCGGGTCAGTCCTTTTTAGGATTATATATGGCTGATTTGTTAACAAGAATTAAAGAACTTGATGATAAGATACTAAAAAGCAAGTTGATAGATGAATACCATTCAAACCAACACGGATATTACGATAAAGACACAGGTGGTACAAGAACAAGGGTGAATTCAGCTATCCGAATTATAAAATCAGAAAAAGTATTATATGCTTTGGAGCAAATAGACGGGTCGGACCCAAGAGTTCTACCGGAAGCAGTTGCTAAGGCAAAAGATACAGTAGCAAAAATTAAGACAGGAGAACTAAAGCTGCCTAATCTTAATTAATAAGACACATAAGAGCATCTATTGCTGAATAGGTGCTTTTTTCATGCCCATTTTTAAGGAGAGTGATGTCAATGGGAATATTACAAGGGATATTTAAGGCTCGTGATAAGCCTAAGGATAGTCTTGGTGGCAGCCGCTATAGTTTCTTTTTCGGAGGAACTACTGCAGGGAAGCCTGTCAATGAACATACTGCAATGCAGATGACGGCGGTCTACTCATGCGTGAGAATATTAGCTGAAACATTAGCAGGACTTCCGCTTCATGTTTATAAATACAACGATAGCGGTGGCAAAGAAAAATATTTTAAACATCCGTTATATAAATTACTCCATGATGAGCCAAACCCTGAGATGACTTCATTTACGTTTCGTGAAACGCTGATGAGTCATCTTTTATTATGGGGAAATGCTTACGCACAGATTATCCGAAATGCCCGTGGTGAGGTTATCGCTCTCTATCCCCTAATGCCAAATAAACTGACGGTCGACCGTGATAAAAACGGACGGCTATTTTATTTATATCAGCGAAGTATAGAGGACGCACCTACCCTTGGCAAAGACAGCCTGGTTTATCTGGACCCGTCCGATGTTCTTCATATCCCTGGCTTAGGGTTTGATGGATTAGTAGGATATTCACCCATTGCTATGGCCAAAAATGCCATAGGACTTGCAATGGCCACCGAAGAATACGGAGCGAAGTTTTTCGCAAATGGAGCGGCGCCGGGTGGTGTGCTTGAGCATCCTGGAACAATTAAAGACCCACAAAAAGTAAAAGAAAGCTGGAATGCTGCCTATCAAGGTTCAAGCAACTCCCATAGAGTGGCTGTTCTTGAAGAAGGCATGAAATATCAGCAAATAGGTATCCCTCCCGAGCAAGCACAGTTTCTTGAAACACGGAAATTTCAGATTAATGAAATCGCCCGTATTTTTAGAGTACCACCACATATGCTGGCTGACCTTGAAAAAAGTAGCTTTTCAAATATTGAGCAACAATCCTTAGAGTTTGTGAAATACACGCTTGACCCTTGGGTAGCGCGATGGGAACAGAATATGTTCCGTTCTCTTCTCATGGCAAGTGAAAAATCCACTGTATTTATCAAATTTAATGTAGACGGTCTGCTTCGAGGAGATTATGTAAGCCGTATGAGTGGCTACGCAACGGCTAGACAAAATGGCTGGATGAGTGCGAATGACATCAGAGAGCTTGAGAACCTTGACCGAATTCCGGAGGAACTTGGAGGTGATCTTTATCTCATTAATGGAGCAATGACCAAATTACAGGACGCTGGTGCGTTCGCAAATACGACAAGATTGGAGGAAACCCAATGAAGAAATTTTGGAACTGGGTCAAGGACGAAAAATCCGACACTCGAACGCTCTACCTCGACGGCGTGATTGCCGAGGAATCATGGTTTGATGATGATGTCACTCCTAAGGCTTTCAAAGAAGATTTGTTTGCCGGTGAGGGTGACATTGTTATTTGGCTGAATTCACCGGGTGGTGATTGCATTGCAGCCAGCCAGATTTACACCATGCTCATGGACTATAAAGGCAAAGTGACCATCAAGATTGATGGCATCGCAGCATCTGCTGCCTCTGTAATTGCTATGGCAGGAACTACTGTATTTATGGCACCTACTGCACTGATGATGGTGCATAATCCCTTGACTGTAGCCATTGGTGACAGCGAAGAGATGCAAAAGGCCATAGCGATGCTATCGGAGGTTAAGGAAAGCATCATCAATGCCTATGAAATCAAGACTGGTTTATCAAGAACCAAGCTTTCTCATCTCATGGATGCGGAAACTTGGCTGAATGCCAATAAGGCAATTGAACTCGGCTTTGCAGATGAAATTTTGGAAGATGAGAAAAAGCATATTCAACAAGACGACTTCACTTATGCGTTTAGCCGCAGGGCTGTCACCAATTCACTGCTTAGCAAGGTCTGCCCTGAAAAAGATACTTTAGTAAAACCAACTGGTAAGCCTGTCGCTGACTTTGAAAAGCGACTAAACAACATCATTCATTAATAGGAGGAATAATCAATGAACAAGATTTTAGAACTGCGTGAAAAACGCGCCAAAGCATGGGATGCTGCTAAGGCATTCTTAGATACCAAGCGTGGCACTGACGGCCTTATTTCTGCTGAGGACGAAGCCACATATAACAAAATGGAAGCAGATGTAATTGCCCTTGGAAAAGAGATTGACCGTCTGGAAAAACAAGCCTTGCTTGACAATGAGCTTGAAAAGCCTGTAAGTAAGCCAATTACTGAGAAACCAATGAATGGCAGCATGAATAATGACGAGGTGAAAACAGGTCGTGCGACAGATTCCTATAAGAAAGCCATGCTCTCAGCCCTTCGCTCAAACTTCCGTAATGTATCAAATGTTCTACAAGAAGGGGTAGACGCAGACGGTGGCTATCTCGTACCTGAAGAATACGACAGCAGACTGATTGATGGCCTGGAAGAAGAGAACATCATTCGTAAGCTAGGCCACAGAATTACGACTTCAGGTGAGCGAAAAATCAATATAGCAGCTACGAAACCTGCAGCTGCATGGATTGATGAAGGTGAGGCATTAACCTTTAGTGATGCCACATTCTCTCAGATTAACCTAGATGCCCATAAACTTCATGTTGCGGTGAAGGTTACAGAAGAACTACTTTATGACAATGCGTTCCAACTTGAGAATTACATCATCAAGGAGTTTTATAAGGCTCTTGCCAATGCGGAAGAGGATGCCTTCCTCAATGGAAATGGAATAGGAAAGCCGCTCGGAATCTTAGCTGCAAGCGGCGGTGCTGAAGTAGGAGTAACCACTGCCTCCGCGACAGCAATTACAGCCGATGAAGTTATCAATCTGGTGTATTCGCTTAAGAGGCCCTACCGTAAAAATGCGGTCTTTATTTTAAATGACCAGACCATTGCAACCCTAAGAAAACTTAAAGACGGTAACGGTGCTTATATGTGGCAACCAGCCCTTGTAGCAGGTGAACCAGATAAACTGCTGGGTTATCCTGTTTACACATCAGCATATATGCCTACGATTGAAGCAGGTGCTAAGACCATTATCTTTGGAGATTTGTCTTACTACAATATTGGAGATCGTGGTTCTCGTTCATTTGCAGAGCTTCGTGAACTGTTTGCTGGAAATGGCATGGTTGGATTTGTTGCTAAAGAGCGTGTTGATGGGAAATTAGTTCTCCCAGAAGCTATCAAGGTTCTTCAGCAGAAAGCTTAATGGAGATGCGACATGACCTATAACACAAAAAACTATACGGAACAAGGCGGTGAAAAAACCGTCATCGGTGGTAGTTTGGAAATTAAGGAAGGAGCCTCAGTAACAGGGCTCCCTTCTTCTCAAATTTCTCTTGCAACTGAAACTACTATTGGCGGAATCAAAGCCGCTTCTAAAACTGAAACAGATACAGTCCTGGCGAAGATTGGTAGCGACGGTAAGCTTTATGTACAGACTTATCCTGTTGCAGCCAACCAGGTTGAAAGCACTGCTGAGGATGTTTCAACACTTCTTGTAGATTTTAATGCTCTGCTAACAAAACTTAAAGCTGCAGGCTTAATGGAAGCAGACGAATAATGGAGGTGAGTGGCGATGACACCGGAAGAATTACTACCTAAGGTAAAAGAAAATCTGATACTACAACACGGCGAAGATGATGCTCTGCTCCTTCGGCTCATCGCAGCTGCAGTAAGTTATGCTGAAAGCTATCAGCATCTTCCAGAAAACTATTACAGCGCAAATATCATACCGCCTACCACTGAGCAAGCCGTTATCATGCTGTCATCCCACTTTTACGAATCAAGGGATGGCAGTACGGGCGGCTTTTTTGCTGATAATGTACAGGCGGGAGCGCAGGTCTGGAACACAGTCAACCTTCTACTGCGCCTTGACCGAGAATGGAAGGTGTAATTATGAGCTATGGAAAAATGAATACTTTTATTGACATTATCGGGGCAGAACCCATAAAGGATGCGGAAGGCTTTGTCACTAAGGGTGATCAGATCCTTGCATCAATAAGGGCATATAAGGAAGTAAGAAATACCACTGCCAAATGGGAGCGGATTGTTGGAAACGCAGCTTTTTCAAGTGTAAATACTATGTTCCGTTTTCGCAGCGTTCCGGCACTTACCCTTTCAACCTCTCATTTTATTTCGGATGAAGATGGCAGATATAACATTATCAGCGTTGAGAACATGAAAGGGCGCGGAATGTATGTGGAGGTCTTGGCTGAAAAGATTGAAGGGTCGGTGAGATGATGGCAAAAAGTGAAATTAAAATGCCGGAGGAGTTTCTTCTAAAGCTATCTAGGCTTGCTGAAAGAACAGATGAAATCCTGCCTAAGGTCCTGGAGGCCGGCGGTGAGGTTGTACTTGCTAAGGCAAAAAGCAATCTCTCATCTGTTATTGGCAAAGGCACAAAAGTGGAAAGTCGCTCTACAGGCGAGCTTGTTTCATCCCTTGGCGTATCTTCTGCAAGGCAGGATAGAAATGGGAACTTTAATGTTAAAGTAGGGTTTTCAGAACCCCGCTCAGGCGGTAAAAGTAATGCCATGATTGCAGGGGTTTTGGAATACGGCAAACATGGTCAGCCGCCAAAACCTTTTATGAAGCCTGCCAAGTCCCAGACTAAAGAAGCCGCTATCCAAGCAATGAAGAATAAGCTTGATGAGGAGGTGGAGCGTATATGAGCGTCTTAGAGGAACTAAATACACTGCTATCTTCTCTCCTTCCGGTGGAGACTGGAATATTTAGCGATGTTCCACCCGATGAATACCTTGTTCTTACACCTATGGCAGACGTATTCACCCTGTTTGGTGACAACGCACCACTTATTGATGTGCCGGAGGTTCGGATATCTCTTTATTCCAAAGGCAATTACATCAAACGAAAGAACCAGATTACCTCCGCTCTGCTTGGAGCGGAATTTACTATAACAGACCGCCGGTATATGGGTTATGAGAGCGACACCGGCTATCACCACTACTTAATTGATGTGGCAAAACATTATGAAATGGAGGAATAACTTATGGCTACTATTGGGCTTGATAAGCTCTATTATGCAAAAATCACAGAGGGTACAAATGGCGAGGAAACCTACGGTACTCCTGTTCAACTGGCTAAGGCTATAAAGGCAGATTTATCTGTCGAACTCGCGGAAGCCACCCTTTATGCTGATGATGGACCTGCCGAAATTGTAAAAGAATTCAAAAGCGGCAAACTCTCCCTCGGAATTGATGATATCGGTACCACTGCTGCCGAAGATTTGACCGGGGCCAAAATTGACGATAACCATGTGGTGATTTCAGGAAGTGAGGATGGCGGCTCTCCTGTTGCTGTTGGCTTTAGAGCAAAAAAGGCTAACGGAAAATACAGATACTTTTGGCTTTACCGCGTGGTGTTTGGAATACCAGCTGCTAATCTTGCAACTAAAGGTGATAGCATTACCTTCTCCACCCCAACCATTGAAGGAACTGTTATTAGGAGAAACAAAGTTGACGGAAACGGTAAGCACCCATGGAAAGCAGAAGCAAATGAAGATGACACCAGTTTACCAACATCCGTTATTACAAGCTGGTATACCCAGGTTTATGAACCACTATTTGCGGCTTCTCCCGGAGGTGAATAAAAATGGCTAATGAAAGAAGTGCCCTTATAAAAATCGGTGAAAAAGAATACGAAATGCTCCTCACCACCAAAGCTACCAAAGAGATCGCCAAAAGATATGGCGGTCTTTCTAATTTAGGCGAAAAGCTGATGAAGTCAGAAAACTTCGAGATGGCCCTTGATGAAATTGTCTGGCTCATTACACTGCTTGCAAATCAGTCAGTCTTAATTTACAACCTTCAAAATCCTAATAAAAAGCAGGAGCTGCTCACGGAGGAAACTGTAGAACTTTTAACCTCTCCTCTTGAACTGGGGGAATATAAAAATGCCATTATGGATGCCATGTACAAAGGCACAAAACGCCATGTAGAAAGTGAAGACGATAGTGCCTCCGGAGGTACTGAGCCAAAAAACTCACAGGTCGGGTAAGCGATGAAGAATCCTTTGCCCGACTGATTTTTTATGGAACGAGCCTGCTTGGTCGGGCGGAGTCTGAGGTTTGGCTTATGCCCCTTGGCCACTTACTCGACCAGTGGGAAATATATAAGCAGTTTCATGGTCTGTCAAAACCAAAACGTGAGTATGGGATTGATGAAATTATTCCAAGCGGACTTTTTTAGAGAGGAGGCGGTTTCATGGCGGATAATTTTGGTCTCAAAATTGGTATCGAGGGCGAGAAGGAA